TGGCTTCACCTTCGCCGCCATTGGAGAACAACTGGGAATCACAGAGGAGGGAGCGCGGCAAGCGTACCTGCGCGGGTTCAACCGGCAGGACGCCATGCAGTCCACTACCCTCGCCGAAGAGAAGCGGGCGATGCTGCACCGGAACGACGTGCTGCGCCGCCACCCGTACACCCGGGCTCAGAAGGGTGACGAGGACGCGACCAAGATCTGTATGCAGCTTGACCGGGACAGGGCGCGGTTGCTCGGGCTCAGTAACCCGTTCAAGATCGACATCAAAGAGCGGATGACGGAGGGAGATCTCCAGGCGCTCGACCAGGAGTTGCTGAGGCTGAACGCACGGGTCCACGGACTGGTGGAGTCGGAGGAGGAGAGTGCCGACTAAGGTCCTCACACCAGAGAGCCTCGCGAAGGCTCCGCTCCGGCACAAGACGGAACTGCTGAGCCGGTATCGGACGACCCTCGGGCTACCGGGGCCGGAAGAGAGCCCGGCCAGCTTCCTGATCCACGCCCGCAAGGGCCGTTGGCGTCTTGCGCCTCACCTTGAGTACATGAACGGTCGGCTGGTAGCGGCCAGCCTCGGCCGGACAAGACGGCTCATCATCGTGATGCCGCCACGCCATGGCAAGTCCGAGATGATAAGTGCGGGCACCTCGGCCTGGTGGATCGGCACCCATCCCGAGCAGCGTGTGATGCTGGCCAGCTACGCTACAGACTTCGCGGCGAGCTGGGGCCGGAAGGCGCGAGATCTGTTGGAGCTGTACGGGCCCGAGGTGTTCGGCGTCAACGTGTCGGAGGTCAGCAGCGCCGCAGACCGTTGGGACATCCAGGGCCACATGGGCGGGATGACGACCGCCGGTATCGGTGGATCCTTCACCGGCCGGGGGGCCAACCTCTTGCTGATTGACGACCCGCTCAAGAACTCGAAGGAGGCCATGAGCCGGACGATCCGGGACGCGCACTGGGAGTGGTTCCTGTCGACGGCGTACACGAGGCTGGAGCCGGACGCCATCATCATCGTCATCATGACGCGGTGGCACGAGGACGACCTGGTCGGCCGGATCCTGCGGGAGTCGACCGAACCGTGGGAAGTGATCTGGCTCCCGGCGCTGGCCATGCAGGGCGACCAACTCGGCCGGGCCGAGGGTGAGGCGCTGTGGCCGTGGCGGTTCGATGAGAAGAGTTTGGAGCGGATCAAGTCCAACCTCGGATCCTACTACTGGTCGGCCATGTACCAGGGGCTGCCGGTGCCGGAGGGTGGGGCGCTGTTCAAGCGGGCGATGTTCAGGTACGCTGAGAGACTGAACGGATCCTACGCACTACAGAAGGGTGAGAAGATCGTCCTGGTGCCGACCGATAAGTGCATCACGTTCCAGACCGTCGACCTGGCGGTCTCGACTGAGCAGTCGGCCGACTACACTGTGGTGGCGACCTGGGCGCAAACGCCCGATCGGGATCTGATTCTGCTCGACATCACGCGCGACCGGATCGAGGGGCCCGACCAGCTCAGTGTGGTGGCCAACCTGCGGCAACGGTTCGGGGCCGCGAAGATCGGGATCGAGAAGACGCAGTACCAGCTCAGCTTCGTCCAGTCCGCCGTGCGGGCCGGGTTACCGGCTGTGGGGCTGAAGACGGACGGCAACAAGTTCGCCCGAGCCCTGTCGATCGCTGCCCGCTACGAGGCGGGCGCGGTCTACCACATGAAGGGCCCGTGGCTGAACGAGTACGAGTCAGAGCTGCTCAGCTTCGACAAGGGTGAGCATGACGACCAAGTAGACGCCGCAGCTTACGCGGCACAGTTCCTGATGGACCGTGGTAGCGGTGTCAAAGTCTCCGTGGTGGGGTGATGTTATGGCCGATGGGAATGTGACAGCGACCGTCGTGGAGGCGAAGCCGAGAAAGGCCAGAGCCTCTTCGACCAAGCAGATCGAGATCGGGAAGTTCAACTACGACGAGACCAAGTGTGTGACTCCGCCGCTGGATCCGCTCGTGCTGGCCCAGCTCTACAGTCGCAACGTGGCGCACAAGGCGTGCGTGGACGCGAAGACGACAAACTGCGTGGGGCTCGGGTGGCACTTCGACCCGAAGCACGGCGAGGAGCAGTCGGACGTCGAGGACACGATCGTCAAGCTGACGGACTGGCTGGAGGCGTGCGCCCGGCGGGGTGACTCGACCTTCGACGAGCTGCTGGCGCTGGTGCGGCGTGACGAGGAAGCAGTCGGCTGGGGGGCCTTCGAGGTGACGAGATCCGGCAAGGCTACGATCGACGGCTTCTACCACATCCCGGCCTACACTCTCCGGCGCAGAGTGGCGAAGGACGGCTGGGTCCAGAAGGTCCAGGGCGAGTACGAATACTTCCGTGCCTACGGGCGGACGAAAGAAGATCTGCCGGAGCGGCACCAGGCTGCCTGGGACAAGGACATGGCGGACAAGAACGAGATCGTCGTCTTTGGGGAGATCACGCCCGACAGCCCCTACTACCCGCTGCCGGATCACGTTCCGGCGCTGGGCGACATCGCCGGGGACGAGGCGGCCCAGGCGTACCAGAACAGCTTCTTCAAGAACAACGCGGTCCCGCGTCTGGCCATCATCGTCGAGGGCGGGTCGCTGAACGCGGCCACGAAAGAGTATCTGCTGGAGTATCTGCGGGAAGGGCTCCAGGGCGAGAACCACAAGACGCTGCTGCTGGAGTCGGACGCCGGGGACATGACGAAGATCAAGCTGGAGAAGCTGACCAGCACGGGCGAGCGCGAGGACGCCTCCTTCATGGACTACCGGAAGTTCAACCGGGACCAGGTCATCATGGCCCACCGGGTGAGCCCCTCGAAGGTCACGATCGTGGAGAACGCCAACCTGGCGAACAGCACCGACCAGGATAAGACGTTCAAGGAGCAGGTCATCCGCCCGGACCAGAACCGCTACGAGCGGCGGATCCAGTGGCTGTTGGAGGACGAGTTCGGGGAAGATCTCCCGGTCGAGTTTCACTTCGACGAGATGGATCTGTCGGACGAGCTACAGATGGCTCAGCGCGACGCCATCTATGCGAAGGTCATGACGACCAACGAGATGAGGGACAGGGTAGATCTCTCGGCGGCCGGGGTCGATCCGATCACCGGTAAGACGACCGACGAGCTGCTCAAGGCGTGGGGCGAGACGCCCACCGGCAACGGGCTCTACGGCGGCATGGGCATGGGCGGCTTTGGAGGCGGCGGCTTCGGCGGCGGCGCTCCGCAGCTCGGGCCCGAGTTCGGAGAAGAGGGCGGGCTACAGATCCCGGCGACCAACACGCAGGGCAAGGGCGGGCAGGGCTACTTCGATCCCAACCCGGGCACGGAGGAGATCTCTGAGCCGCTCAGCCAGACGACCAAGCGGCTCGCGCGTGAGCACCAGGAGTTCGGGGCCATGGTCCGCGAGCTAGGCTACATCATCGACCGGATCGAGGAGCGGCCGAAAGAGTCCGAGGTGGCGAAGGCCATGGCGGACGCGGTTCGAGATCACAAGGGTCCGCTCCAAGTTACGCTACCGGCCGAGGGGCCCCGGACGACCAAGACCCGGAAGGACTTCGTCCTGAACGAGACCGGCATGGTGACGGGCGTGGTCGAGACGAAGGTGGAGGAGTGACGTGACCGACTACCGCGCATCCTGCATCTCGGTCGAGGCGGCCGACGCCGAAGTGAACGCGATCACCTCGCTGGCTGACGGCGGCCGGGTCCAGCTCTACGGCGGACAGAAACCTCTCCGCTGCACGCGGCCGGTTGGGGTCTCGCCTCTGCTGGCAGAGTGCGGGCTCGGGTCTCCGGCGTTCAATCGCTCAGAAAATGGCGTGGCAGTCGCCCGGCCGATCGAGCCCGGCAAAGCGAAGGGCAAAGGCAAGGCCACATGGTTCCGGGTGGTCCAGATCGACGGGTCGCCGGTATGGGACGGATCTGTCGGGCCGGAGCGGAAAGACCAGAAAGATCTCTACGACCTATACCTCAACTCGATCGAGATCCAAGAGAACGCGATCGTTCGCATCAGCAGACTCGCCTACGTTGGCCTGACAGAATAGGAGCACCGCTATGACGCTCATCACAGACCCGGATCTACTCGCACAAGGCTCCGAGGTGACGATCACCACGGCGACCAAACTCATCGACCTCAACATCGCCGGTGACCTGTCGACCGACGGCGTCACCCTCAAGTGTCTGTACTCCTTCCTCAAGGAGGAGTGGAAGTCCGACACGAACCTCATCAAGTTTCCGTTCCCGATGACGCCGATCACGGACGAACAGTTCGAGTTCATCAACGGCTGGGATCTGGCCGACGCTGACGCTCGGAACCTCGTGCGGACGGCGGGCTGGGCAGTCCGTAACACAGGCGGCAACGTAACGGCTCTGTTCGCCGGGGTCATCAGCCTCGGTACTCTGCCGGGGACGGCCCAGGTCTACTACATCCAAGACAACTCACCGACCGCGACCACTACCAACATCGTTCTCCAGGGCGTGGTGAACCAAGCGGTCCAGATCCTCAGCGACCCGAACGGCGACGGAAGCTACGTCGACGGCTACGACCGCCGGTCGTTCCTCAAGCTGTTCTGCCGGGAGTGGGGCTACACATACGCCATGGTGACGAACACCGACATCGGTGCGCCGAGCCTAACGTATCAGGCGTATCGCTTCCCGCTGACGATCGCTCAGGACGTCAAGATCCAAGAGGCCGTCGAGTCCGACGCTGGAGATCCGCCCTATGACGACATCGACGTCGAGTGGATCGTCGGCGTGGGCGGAGGCGCAGGCGGCGACCAGTACGGCGACCACACCACTGGCCGGACCTATCTGGCCAACGCCATCTGCAAGAGCGTTGGCGGAACGGCGGACGGCCGCTGGTACAAGACCACGGCGGGCGGAACGGGCGGGGCGGATCACGACCTCTCCGACGGCTCGGACGGGACCATCACTGACTGGGTCTCTTACACAGGCGAGCGCCAGATAACCGGCGTCGGTTGGTTCCCGTTCAACATCATCATCGACGGCAACGTCGACGGCACCGACCCGAACGCGCTGGCGGAAGTCATCTACACCTCGATCCAGTACCAGCTCGACCAGTCGGCCGACATGGACAGCGGCTCCGGCACCCGGAACGGTAACGTGACGAGCCTGCTGCTCAGCTTCGTGGGGGACACTCTCATCACGGCAACCGGCGTCTGGATCGACGACTTCCTCTCGACCGACATCAACCGCATCACTTTCACCGACTCCGGTGGCACGACCCATCAGTTCCTCTACACGGCCAGCCTGATCCTGAACTTCGGGGCCAACCTGGTCGCGGACGATGACGCCATCTATCGAGTCTTCTTCACGAACGACGACCCGCCGGGCGACAACCTCGGGTACGACTACGGGACGGCGGACGCCATCACCGTGAACGACGCGAGTTCCTCGCCAATGGCTGGCGACATCAACGGACAAACGCAGATCGTTCACACCTTCGCCTACGACTCGAACGAGCAGCGCGGTACTGGATCGGACGGATCCGACGCGCCCGTTACGGTCGTGGCCATCGGGCTCGGGACCGGGCAGTTCGTCTCGGCCACCGGCACCATCGAGCGATCTACCACCAACGCCGTCGCGCTGGTCGCGGCCCTGGAACGTAACTACTCGAACCCGGCCTAAGCTGTGGCTGAAGCCAACGACACGTTCACCGGGAACGTCCTCTGCTGGCACCCGGAGTGCCAGTGGGTGACGCCCGGTGGGCTGTCGGGGATCGAGGCGCGGTATAGGGACGCCGAAGGGCGGCCGGTATGCGCGGATCACAGGGACGGGGATGGGGACGAGGCGGAAGGTGGAGGGCCATGGCAGCCCCAACATACACCAGTGACCTAGCCGACATCAGTCTGGCCACGGCGGCCGAGACGTGGGTCGAGCCGACCAACGCTACCTCTGGTGGTCTGCCGATCGACGAGACAGACTTCTTCATCGAGGGTACTCAGTGCAAGTCGAAGTCGTATAACACCACCGGCCAGGGTGGGGCGTGCCGAGACTATGGCTCGAACATCGCCATCACATCCGGCAAGGCGGTTTACACCTGGGTCTATTGGTGGGCTCCAAACGTCTTAGCGGCTAGGGCAAGCGGTGGCCTGCAAGTCATGGTTGGCTCTGGCCAAGGCGTATACAAACAGTGGTACGTCCTGGGCAACGACAACTACACCTATGGTGGCTGGCAGTGCATCCCGGTAGACCCTGAGATTACACCGTCGAACTCTTACGGCTCTCCGTCTACGCCGATGAACTACCGTTGGTTCGGGATGATTGTCTCCAATAGCGCCAACGTGGCGAAGGGCCAGCCCTTTGGGGTGGACGCTACTCGTTGGGGACGGGAGTTCAGGATAGTCGGCGGTAGCTCCGGGGACGGCTACGCGACCTTCACAGGGGCAGCAGCTTGGAACGACAACATCAACAGGCGCTGGGGCCAGGTCCAGGCTGTGGACGGCGGGTTCTTGCTCCAGGGTTTGTTGGTCATCGGCTACGGCGGTGCCTGCGAGTTCGTGGACTCGAACAAGACCGTCATCATTCCCAACCATCTCTTTGTGGCATCTGGCTTCAATGGCATCGAGGTGCGAAACACCTCCACGGTGCTGACCCTGACGAACTGTGTGTTTCGTGCGCTCGGCACAGTGGGACCGGGGAACTGGACGGCTACCGACGACGCCAATGTTGACCTGACGAACTGTAGCTTCCTGAGCTGGGGCACGTTCTCCTTCCTGGCGAACACGAACGTCCCCGGTACGCTGTTCCTGGACTGCAAGCAGATCACGGCCGGTGGCGCTGGTTTCTTGGGGGCTAAGATCGACTCTCCCAACGTGTCGGCCGATTCTTACGGTCTGTACTGGAACACCAGCGACAGCGTGAACGGCAAGACCGACCGGATGGTCTTCACAAAGAATGCGTCGGTGGCGCACCACGCCATCGGCTTCGGCACCTCGGCCTCGACCACGATCGCCCTGAACAACATCACCTTCAGCGGGTTCAGTGCCTCCGACGGACAGAACGACTCGGTCCTCTACTTCCCAGACAAGGGGTCCGACACCACCTGGACCGTCAACTGCTCGGGCGTGACCGGCACCGTCTCCTATAAGAAGGCGCGGTCGGGCGACACCGTCAACGTCGTCAACTCTGTCACTGTGACGCTTACGGGGCTGGTCAATCCGACCGAGGTCCGGGTCTACACGCAGGACGTGAACGGCGACAACGACACAGAGATCGACGGCATCGACGAATGCACGGACGGGGAATGGTCGTTCGCCTACACGGCATCGGAGACCGTCAACATCGTCATCTTCGCCGAGGAGTATCTCCCGGCCGACATCTACGACTACGTCATGCCGAGTTCGGCAGCCACGATCCCGATCCAGCAGATCTTCGACCGGCAGTACAACAACCCGTAGAGGGGCGACCATGGCGCACAGCTTCGACGGGCCCAACAAGATAATCACACTGGACTCGGATACGTCCGTCACCGTGAGCGAGATCTACAGTCGCTGGAAAGAGTGGGTCGAGGTGTCCGACAACTCCAAGTACCTCCCGGCCTTCCGGGTGGTCGGCGGGGATCCGCTCGGCGGCGGAGTCCAGGCTGGCATCAACGTCTTCCTGCGGAACGACTATGGCTGGCGGATCAAACCGCCCGAGCAGGACATCCAGATTCGGATCACCGGCAACCTCTACGCCGAGGATCCAGACACACCATCCTTCATCCCGACCGTCGGGGGATACGACACCCTGGTCCGAGTCGACCTGTCTGCCAACCTGCTCCAGGTAGCGAGCGGTGGCAACACCTGGTCGCCTGCTACCCTGATGGATGACGAGTCGATCGAGTCCGGGCTGACGTTCCGACAGGCACTGCGACTCATAGCTGCCGCCACGGCCGGTAAGGTCTCCGGCGCTCAGGGCCCGACCGTCGTCTTCAGATCGGCTGTGGCCGATGACGCCGACCGCATCACGGCGACCGTCGACGATGACGGCAACAGGACCGCGATCGTGGTGGAGCTGGACTGATGGGGTTCTTCAGCAGAGAGTTCTGGACCAGGCTCTATTGGAGCATCTACTGGGGGATCCTCAGAGAAGAGGAGCCGCCGGAGCCCGAGCCCAAGACTGTCATCGGTGGGATCCAGTCGTTCCGTCCGCTCGACCTACACCTTCCGGTCGTCGTCGGATCCGGGGAGACAAGAGTCCGACCGCCTATCAGCGTGGGTGCCGGGGAGCTGGTGTTCGAGGCAGCCGGGGCCATCACGAGCCCGGGACAGGCTCTGAATGGGCAGGGCTCTGTTGGGTTCGGACTGCTGTTGCGCCTACCGGACAACACAGCACTTTGGGACAACTACGGCGCGGCGCTCCGCGAGCTGGACTCTGACCTGGCCGACCTGTTCGAGCTGGAGCTGAAGAGATGACGGATCCGCAGACTATGTCGACAGATCCTCGACAAACTGTGCTGGAAAAGGTGGGGCCGGACGCGCTCCGCCAGATGCACCAGCGCCTGCGCGAGGTGGTCGTCAAGCTGGACGCGCTCGACCAGTATAACTGGCTCCAGTACGCACCACGTCTGGAGGGCCGGGTCAGCTTCACGAGGCTGTCCCGACAGATGGCTCAGATGAAGGCGGACCTGAACGACTACTTCGGACGCCAGCGCCAGCTCTACGTCGACTACATCAGGGATCATCCGCCCGTGGTGTCCGAGGACTTCAGGGGCGTGCCGGTGGCGAAGGCTCACGAGATCGAGACCGAGGTCCGTTACCACCTGTGGCTGGATGACGTCGTCATGCGCCGGGACTGGTGGGACGTCGAGGCCATGTCGATGGCGACCGACGTCAAGAAGCTGGAAGGGATCATGGCCGATCACCTCGAACCGGTGGTCGGCGAGGCAGCCGAGGCACTCACCCGGGCGCTCGGATCCGGCAAGGCGGGATGGAACCGCATGACTCCGGCGCTCGCTCGGAAGCTGGTCGAGTGGGGGGTGCCGGGGACCGATCAATCGGCCGAGGCTCTGCGGAGGGCTCTGGCCGATCGGATCCAGAACAGAGTCCAGGCAGCCTACCTCGGAGACGGCGCTGGCCGTGTCCTGGCGGCAGCCACCTGGGAGTACGATACGAAGGCAAAGCAGATGATCGTCCGCTACCTGGGAACGCAGGATGCGCTCGTCCCCGGATCGGCCATACAGGCCGTGCGCGAGCTGGCCGGTGAGGCCGCGAGGCGGGGGTTCA